ATGGAAGGAATGTAGTGATGCCAAAAGGACCGGGAACATACGGAAAAAAACGCGGTCGCCCGCCGAAAAAGAAAAAATGAGTCGAAAGCGGACCTGCAAGAAATGCGGTAGCGATCAGTTACATCAGGTTGATAAACGGCTGCATTGCGATCGGTGCGGGCCGCAAGGGGGACGGCGATGACTGCTGACGTGATCGACATCACGACGCCGGGGTGGGAAGGCGTAAACGCTGACAGCCCACTGCCGCTGAAACAAACTGAAACAGAAGCAGCGGAACTCGACCGGGCACTCAATCGCATACTTGAAAGCCAAGACGGGGAGAAGATGTTGGAGTGGATGTGCGGTGCTTTTCTCCACCAACCCGCATGGGCACCGGGGTATGATCCTGAGTTTGGGTATTACCGCGAGGGTCAAAACGCGCTGATCCGAGAGATTGTAAACAGAGCAGAGAGATCAAAAGAGAGATGAGTGAAGAGCAAACGGAAGAGCAGGCAGCGCCGGAAACCGGCCTGCTTGATGCTGCGAAGATCGAGAGCGAAGAGCCAGCACAAGAAGACGATGCAATTGAGCATGTCGATAAAGCGGCCAGCGGCGAGAAACCCGAGTGGTTGCCTGATCGATTTTGGAACGATGGCGAGGCCGATTATGAGAACCTCGCCAAATCGCAGCAGGAACTCTACAAAAAGCTACGCAACGGCAAGCACCTGATCCCCGAAGGTGACAAGGACTACGACGTAAAATTCCTGCAGGAAAAACTGCCGGAAGATGATGCGCTGCTGACCAAGTTCCGCGAAGTCGCCAAGGATCGCGGGCTGACGCAGGACGACTTTGAGGCCGTCGTCGGAATGGTCATGGAGCAAATGCCGGAGCAGCAAGACCCAATCGAGGAACAGTTCGACCGCGAGGAAGAGTTGCGACAACTTGGCCCGAATGCCGAGGAGATGATCAACGGACAGGTCAAATGGGCGCAGTCACTGGTACAGCGCGGTGTGTGGACCGAGGATGATTTCGAGGAATTTAAAGTGTGGGGCGGCACGGCCTCCGGTATCCGCGCCCTGACAAGATTGCGGCAATATTATGGCGAGAAGCCTATACCCGTGCAGGCAACGCCTGACGGTGATGACACACCGACAGCAGATGACTTGCAGTCGATGATTGCCTCGCCCGAGTACCAATCCAATCCGGCATACCGCAATAAGGTTTATAAGCAATTCGAGCGTGTCTATGGCAAGGATGGGCACGCGCCGACGTTCGGATAAGTTCCTCCCCCACCTGACTGTCTGCCACAGTCAGGAAACTGGCCCGGCCTTAGTGCCGGGTCTTTTTTGTCCGTAGTCATAACGGTTATGATTGACATATGACAGAAAGTGTGCATCTGATTGGGTGACCCTACTCCGTAAGGATCGGTCTGCGGCGCATAGCGCAAGCCTGACCCGGACATTCGTCCCCAACGTCTTGGCGATTTGTCTTAACCCCTACGGAGATTTTTTCGATATGGCTGTGAGTCTATCAACAAATTTCGTAAAACTTTTTGAGGCCGAGGTTCACCAAAATTACCAAAGCGTCCAAAAGTTAGCATCGGCTTGTCGCACACGCACGGGCGTCGTGGGCAGCACGGTCCAATTCCCCAAAATCGGAGCGGGACAGGCCACCGTGCACATCCCTTCGACTAACGTGTCTGCGCTCAACGTCACGCACTCAAACGTGACGGCAACACTCACCGATTATGTGGCACCGGAATACACCTCGATCTTCGATCAACAGAAGGTCAATTATGACGAGCGACAGGAACTCGTTGAGGTCGTCTCGAACGCCATTGGTCGTCGCGCTGATCAGATCAAAATTGACGCACTTGATGCGGCAAGCTCGCCGCAGACGGTCGCCAACAGCATTGGTGGCAGCAACACAAATTTAAACTTTGCAAAAATTCGTGAAGCGGCCAAAAAGCTCAACGCCAAGAACGTCCCGGCGAATGATCGTTTCCTGATCATTCACGCCAACGGCCTTGCCAACCTGCTCAGTGAAGAACAGGCAACGAGCGTCGATTATGTTTCTGCCCGTGCTCTTATGAGCGGAGCGGTGGATCAGTACATGGGCTTTACTGTCATCGTAATGGGCGACATGGACGAAGGTGGCTTGACCATCGACGGCTCAAGCGATCGTACCTGCTACGCGATGCACAAGTCCGCATTGGGCTACGCAGAAGGCATCGGTATCAAAACCGAAATCAACTATGTGCCCGAGCGAGCTGCGTGGCTGACCAACTGCATGCTTTCAGCAGGCGCGATTGCGGTCGATGACAACGGTATCGTTCGCATAACAACCCGCGAGAGCTAGGAGATAGAGCATGGCTTACGATAAAGACGGACTCAACCTCATCGGTGGCGGTAACAAAGCCGGTAATGCTCCGCAGATATGGTCGTATAGTACAACCGATGCTCAGTCGGTTGTGCGAGCGGCCAACTACTTCAACAGCGCAGCCGACTTGTTGAAGGTCAACGATGTCATTCTCGTTGCTTCAGCGACCGGCGGCACTCCGGTGCTGACGTGGTCTTACGTCAACGCCAACACCGGTTCGGCAGTCGATACCGTTGATGGGCTTACCATCACGGCGACCGACTCCGACTAAGCACACCCAGCTGTCGAGTCCTTTTCCTCTCCTCGACAGCGCTTCCCACCCCGAGGCAGGCCTCTTCCACCTGTCTCGGGGATTTCGGGGGACAAATGGCGACAGACGACACTGAGGTAACCATTTGCTCGCACGCCCTTCAATTGTTGGGGGATAGTGCGATTTCGTCGTTTGCGGATGGAACCACAAGCGCCAATCTCAGCGCTGAGCTTTACCCGCACACCCGAGACAGTCTTTTGATCAAATACCCGTGGTCGTGGTCGATTAAAAAGGTCGACCTAGCGCGTTCAGCGACGGCCCCGGTCAATGAATTTTCCTATGCCTATCCGATGCCGAGTGACAGCCTGACGGGCGTACCTCGCGCTGTTTTTAACAGCAGCGACGTAGGTGCTTCGCCGATCACTACCGGTTGGGAAGTGTATGAGCAGGCGATCATCACTGATCAGGAAAACATTACGATCGACTATCAGTTCCGGCCATTAGAGCAGGTCATGCCGTCATACTTTGTGCAATTGCTGAAGTATGTCATGGCGAGCATCCTTGCCGAGCCGGTCACTGACCAAACGCAAAAGGCAGCATACTTTCAGCAACTGGCATACGGTTCGCCCGCAGAGGGCGGGCGTGGCGGTTACTTCCGGCAAGCGGCTGCAGTCGATGGCATGGGCAGCGGCACCTCGTTCATCCAAGACTTCCCGCTTATTGATACACGGTTGACCCTTGCATGAGCCGCGTCATCAAAGTCCAAACGAATTTCGCGGTCGGTGAGATCAACCCGGAACTGCGCGGTCGTATTGATCTGAGACAATACGAGAGTGCACTAGAGCGTGCGCGTAATGTAATCTGTAAGCCGCAGGGCTCGATCGAGCGCCGCCCCGGTCTCCGGTTTTTGTACGAGATACCGTCTGCCGCTTCACCACAAAACGGCGTGCGGTTGGTGCCGTTTCAATTTTCCACGACGCAGACCTACATGCTCATTTTCGTCGGCACACGCATGTATATCTTCCGAGAAGGCACGCAGGTCACCGGCATCAACGGTGGGAGTGATGACTTCCTTGACGTGTCCTCAAGTGTGTCGGGCGTCACTGACGGGGTGACATCTGCTCGATTGTCTAACTTGTGGTACACGCAGAGCGCTGACACGCTGCTATTGTTTGAGGAGACGATGACGCCGCTGAAGATCGTGCGCGGTGCCTCGCATTCAACGTGGACGGTTAGTGACCTCTCCTTTGACTACATACCCAAATTTGCTTTCACACTGACAGAGACAAACCCGGCAGCGACACTGACGCCATCGAAGGTAGACGGTGCGGTTACGCTAACGGCAGGCTCTGCAGTATTTCACGACGGTGACACCGGCACAGCGCAGGCGGGAGGTAGCAGCACGATTACGCTAAAGTCGGGCGCACTTGCTACTGATGACATCTATAACGGTGCTACAGTCCGCATAACGGGCGGGACCGGGAACGGTCAGACGCGGATTATTTCCGATTATGTCGGCAGCAGTAAGGTCGCGACAGTGTCGTCTGCGTGGACGACGCAGCCCGACGCCACGTCAACCTATACTGTCAGCAGTGTGGTTGGTCAGTATTGCGAGAACACAAACAACTTCGGCCGGGCACGCATTGTCAGCTTCACATCAACCACAGTTGTTGAGGCGCAGGTCGAGATACCGTTTTTCAACACGTCCTCTATATCCTCCGGTAATTGGGTACTTGAGAGTGGCTATGAGGATGCGTGGAGTACCTACAAGGGCTGGCCGCGCAGTGCTGCGTTCCATGAGGGCCGTCTGCTCGTGGGCGGCGCACAGAACCTGCCGACGACAATATGGGGGTCTCGCGTCGGACAGTTCTTTAATTTCGATCCGGGGCAGTCCTTGGATGACGAGGGCTTAGAGGCAACGATTGACACCGATCAGGTCAATGCTATCGTCGGCGTGTTTTCCGGTCGTGACTTTCAAGTGTTTACGACGGGCACGGAGTTTGTAGTGCCGCAGCTCGACGGCGAGCCACTGTCGCCGCTGAACTTTATTTTCAAGCCAAGCACCCGCCGTGGGTCTCAGAGCGGCACGCGGCCGGTAAGCACTGAGGGCGGGACGCTGTACCTGCAGCGTGGTGGCAAGGCGATCCGCGAGTTTCTGTTTTCCGACATTGAAGGCAGCTACATATCTAACGACATTTCAATGCTGTCGTCTCACCTTCTGCAAACGCCGTCGCGAATGGCGATGCGCCGGGGCACCAACGTAGACGAGGGCGATCTGTTGCACATCGTGAACAGCGGTGACGGCAGTATGGCTGTGTTCAGCATACTGCGCTCGCAGAACGTCGTGGCACCGTCACTGCTCACCACGTCGGGCACGTTTGAAGATGTCGGCGTTGAGGATGCGGACGTGCCGCTTGTCTATGCTGTGGTCAAGCGCACGATCAACTCGGCAACTGTCTACTATCTTGAGGTGTTTGATAACAACCACACAACAGATGCATCGTATCAATATACGAGCGCTGCCGGTAACCTGCCCGGCAGCACGTCTGTCAGCAGCCTGAACCACCTTGAGGGGCAGTCGGTCAAAGTCATTGCCGATGATGCGATGCTTGGTGACGAGACTGTGAGCAGCAATGCAATCACAACCGATCGCACAGCAACGACATACCTAGAGATCGGGTTAGAATACCCGAGCTTCAGCGACACGCTTGCCGGTGCAACAAAAACCACACCGCTTGCCCGGACTATGCCGGTAGAGACGCGATTGCCTCAAGGCCCGGTGCTAGGCGGAAAGAAGCGCGTCGTGCGTGTCAGTGCCATTCTCGACAATACGCAGAGCATGACGATCAACGGCGTTGATGTTCCGTTCCGCGCTCTCGGCAGCGACCTGCTAGACGAGGGTGTCAGCAAGTTTACTGGCACCAAACAGATCGGCCCGTTTCTCGGATATGACCGAAAGGGTCAGGTTGAGGTCACGCAGTCGCAGCCCTTATACATGACATTGCTCGCGCTTGATTATCGCGTGTCAGTGTCACCGGGGGATTAAAGATGACTGCAGGTGTTGGGTTAGCTCTCAGTCTTGCCAGCGCGTATTCGCAATTTCAAGGCGGTCGTGCACAGGCCGCAATGTTTGAGGGACAGGCACGCAATCTTGAAGTGCAGGCAGAGTTCACGCGATTTTCTGCCAAGCAGGAAAGTCTCAAACACAAGGCGGCGGCTGTCGCAGAGTTGGAAAAAACCCTCGTCGCCATGGCAAAGATCAACGCAGCGGCTGGCGCAG